TTTTTTTCTTATTGTATTTCTCATTGCAAACCCCCAATCGCCCAAAGATGTAAAATATATAAACCTAAACTTGTAAAACCTATTACACAAGTTAAGCCAAAAATAAGCATCCATTTAAAGTCGTTCATTAGTTCCCCTTTCTTTTTATTTTATAAACCCTATTATATTGCCCTGATTATCACATTTCCAACCTAACTTTTTTTGATGTTTAATATATTCAGGTAAAATGTCTTGATCATATTGTTTTATAACTTCATCATAATTAAGATGTGAGTATTTAGGCATTTGTTGAACATATGCTTGTTGATCATCATTTAAACAATCAAACCAATCATAGCCAACACCATCAAGATCAACACTTTTATAATAATATTTGTGAGCTGACCAATCAGGTGCTAAATATTCTAATATTCCATATTTAGTCATTGTCATCCTTTCTTTTAATTGTCAATAGCATTATATTTATTGTTTGTCAATAGCATTATATTTATTTCTTAAAGCCTCTAATTTAGCTTGAAATACCTCTGAATTAACTCTGATTTTTTTATCTGAATTGATCCAGTTTAAATGCTTTCCTGTTGTAGTTCCCCAGTTATTTTGATGAATTACTAGACCTTCATCACCTCTAAAAGCGATTAAAGTATCATAACTGAAGTAGTAATCATTTCCGAAATTGTCCGAAAATGCTAAAGAGTGAGAACCATAGTTATTGCTTGAATAGTTTCCATAGTTCCATTTCTTAACTATATTTGTATTTATCATTTTATTTACCTTTCTTTTTGTTGTTTTATTATGTATATGTAATACATAACAAACAATTATATTATTGTCAATAGCTTGTCAATAGATAAATAACATGAATAATATTAAATTTACAAATGAAGTATTAAATAAGATTTATTGTCAATTAGCTCTTGGAAATGGCATTAAGAACATATTAAAAGACTTAGAATTGTCATGGGAAGGGTTCAGACAATTAATGCACAAAAAACCAAAAGTTAGAGAACAATACGAATTAGCTAAACAAGATGGTGTTGATTATTTACTTTCAGAAAGTGCAACTGAATTGAAGAAAGCCATTGAGGATTTTAAAGCAAATGGCAAAGGGGATCTTGCAACAAGTCATTTAATTAAAGAAGCAGTAGCACTAACAAAGTGGAAAGCCTCAAAGCTCCTCCCAAAATACAATGACAATGTGAAGAAATTAGAACTTGCAAACCATGACAATCAACCCTTGATTGTTAAATGGTCAGATAAATAAATCAATAAAATCAATATTAATATCATTGATAGACCTACTATCTTTGAACTTTTACACAAAAACTTGCCCTGACATCATATAAGCAATTTTTTTTTGTAGATGTGCCTCTATTCGTTTAATAATTTAATTAATAAATTATTTTTCGCTTGTAAGTCGCTTCTGATACTTGGTCGTTATCACTGCTAATTAAAAAGAGCATAATTTTTATAGGGGTTTTAAAAAGTGCCTTCCCTTCTACGCATTTTTGCATTGCGTTAATAACGATAGGAGGTATATATATCTAAACAAGGAGAGCCGATTATGTTTGAAACAGATAAATCTAAAATTAAAGCAATAGTTGTAATTTCAGAAGCAACTAATTCTGTGATAATACATTTTGATGGCTTTGAAGATACATTAGAAGCACATGACTTTAGCGATTTCATGATAGAACAACTAGGAATAAAACCATTGCAATATACTATGAATAAAACTATTCATTAAGGGGGGTTTTATTTAAAATGGCAGAAATCACAATTCCATACACACCAAGAAAATTACAAAAATTTTTGCACCAACAAATGCTTAAGCAGCGATTTAATGTAATTGTTGCACATAGGAGGTCTGGCAAGACTGTTATGTGTATTAACCACATGATTAGAGATGCTTTGACCAATCCTAAACCTAATCCAAGATATGCCTTTATTTCGCCAACATTCAAACAAGGTAAATCTACTGCATGGGATTACATAAAAAATTTCGGCAAGAATATACCTTTTGTAAAATTCAACGAATCAGAATTAAGATGTGATTTTCCTAATGGTGCAAGGATTACAATTTTAGGTGCAGAAAATGATCAGGCATTGAGAGGTATATTTTTAGATGGTTGTGTCATGGATGAAACACAAAGTATATCCCCAACAATATTTCCAGAGATTATCAGACCTGCATTGGCAGACCGAAAAGGATGGTGCATTTTTATTGGCACACCCAAAGGACAAAATTATTTTTACAAATTACACAAAGATGCTCAAGAACAAAAGGATTGGTGGACAGGGGTGTTTAAGGCATCTAAAACAAAGATACTAGATCAAGATGAATTAGACTCTGCTAAACAAATGATGTCAGAAGATTTATACGACCAGGAATTTGAGTGTTCATTTCAAGCTGCAATTACTGGATCATATTATGGTGCTATCATAGAACAATTAGAAAAAGATAAAAAAATTACAAGTGTGCCTTATGATGAAAATTTAGAAGTAGAAACATGGTGGGATCTAGGATTAAAAGACTCTACAGCTATTTGGTTTGTTCAAAGGCATAAAGATGAAATTAGAGTGATTGATTATGAAGAATCATCTGGTGAGGGATTAGATTTTTATGCTGACCTGCTAGACTCCAAACCTTATAAATATGATAGACATATAGCTCCACATGATATAAAAGTTAGGGAACTAGGAGCTTTTGGAAAATCAAGACTGGAATCTGCTCTGGAATTGGGTATATCTTTTGATATAGCTCCTAAACTTTCTATTGAAGATGGTATTGAGGCAGTTAGAAAAAATTTGCCAAAATGTTATTTTGATAAAGAAAAAACATATCAAGGAGTAGAAGCATTGAAGGCTTACCAAAAAAAATGGGATGAAAAAAACCAATGTTTTAAAAATAGACCCATACATAATTTTGCAAGTCATCCAGCAGATGCTTTTAGGTATGGTTGTACTTTTGTGGGTGGAAGAATAACAGATTGGAAAAAACAGATTGAAGTTAATACAAGTTACATAATTTAACATGGCTGAATTAGATTTAAAATTAAAAACACTTTTAGGTAATCACATTGAAACTGCTTTAGGATATTTAGGTGGTAATCTTTCTGAAGCTAGAAAAAAATCTATTGAATACTATTTAGGCGATAAACTTGGAACAGAAATAGATGGTCGTTCACAAGTGGTATCAACTGATGTATCTGATACAATTGAAAGTATCTTACCAAATTTATTAAGAATATTTACAGCATCTGATAAAGTAGTGAAGTGCGAACCTGTAACTGCTGAAGATGTACCTTTAGCTGAACAAGCAACTGCATATTTAAATCATGTATTTTACAAAGACAATGATGGCTTTCAATTATTATATAATTTTTTTAAAGACGCATTGATTGAAAAAAATGGTTTCTTAAAAGTTTATTGGGATGAATCAGAAACTGTTGAATTTGAAACTTATGAAAATTTATCTAAAGATGATAAAGATGCTTTGAATGATACTAAAGATGAAATAGAAATTATTGCTGAAGAAGAATTTGAAGATGAAACAGCTAAAAAAGAATTTGATAAAATTTTTGAACAATACAAAGAACAAGGTTTAGATTTTCCTGAAACAGAAGCTCCAAATTTTACTTTGTATAATTGTAAAATTAAAAGAACAAAAAAACATGGTAAAATAAAAATTGAATCTGTACCTCCTGAAGAATTTTTAATTGATCGTAATGCTAAAACAATTCAAGATGCAGATTTTGTTTCTCATAAAGTTTTAATGTCAAGATCAGACTTGGTGGCTATGGGTTATGATGAAGAAGAAGTAAAAAATCTTCCAGCTTCAAGTGATGATATTTATAATACTGAAGATATGGTCAGGCAAAGAAATGTAGATGAATATCCTGTAGATAATTATACTCAAGGTCAAAACACAAAAGTTTTAATTTATGAATCTTATGTAAGATATGATCAAGATGAAGATGGTATTGCAGAACTTCGTAAAATAGTTTCAGCAGGAGATAATGGCTCTACAATTTTAGAAAATATGCCATGTGATAATATTCCATTTGTAACAATAACTCCTATTCCAATGCCACACAGATTTTATGGCAGATCAGTTTCTGAATTAGTAGAAGATATTCAATTAATGAAATCAACTGTAATGCGTCAGTTGTTAGACAATATGTATTTAACTAACAACAATAGAGTTGCAGTTATGGATGGTATGGTGAACATGGATGATCTTTTAACAACTAGACCTGGTGGAGTTGTTAGAACTAAACAACCACCAAACCAAGTGATGCAACCTTTACAAGCTCAACCAATATCTAATCAAGCATTTCCATTGTTATCTTATTTAGATACAGTTAGAGAAGCTAGAACTGGTATTACAAAGTCTGCACAAGGTTTAGATGCAGATACATTAAATTCAAAAACAGCAACTGGTGTAAATACTTTGATGACGCAAACGCAAATGCGATCAGAATTGATTGCAAGAATATTTGCTGAAACAGGTGTTAAAGATTTATTTAAAAAAATATTTGAACTTATGGTTAAATATCAAGACAGAGAAAGAGTTGTCATGATAAATAATATTTATGTTCCTGTAAAACCTACAGAATGGAAAGATAGATTTAATATATCAATCGTTGTAGGACTTGGAACAGGCTCTAAAGAACAACAAACTATAATGTTAAACAGTATTTTAGAAAGACAAATACAAGCATTTCAATTACAAGGTGGAAAAGAGTTTCCAATGGTAAATTTAAAAAACATTTACAACACTTTATCTAAAGTTATTGAGAACGCAGGATTAAAAAATGTGGAAAGTTATTTTGTTGACCCTGATGTAGGCAAACAAATGATGCCTCCACCTAGTCCTCCACCTCTAACTCCTATAGAAAAAATAGAATTTACTAGAATTGATGCAGAGAATAAGAGAAAAATTGCTGATCTTGAGTTGCAATACAAAGAATTACAACAAAAATCAGAAGAAATGGCTTTAGATTTTGAAGCGAAGATAAAAGAAATGGGTTTAAAATACAATACACAATTAGATACGACAAAAATCAAAGCTGATGCAGACCTAGATAAAATGATGATGGCTAATCAATCCAAGATTCTTGAAAAAGCACAACAATCTGCTAATATGTTCAGCAAACAAGTACAAGGATTAGATGAAAATCAAAGACCAGGCAAGGAGATCGCAGGAGATCAGCCGATCCAACCAAGCCAAACAAATACTGGAGAGTAAAATTTTTATAGAGGCAATAGAATCTCTAAAAAAACTTTACTCTGAAGCACTACTTGAAAAAACTGGTGCTAAAGAAAGTGATACCAGAGAAAAACTTTGGATTGCTTATAATGTTGTTGGTAAAGTTGAACAACATCTGCAAACTTTAATTGAAACAGGAAAACTTGCAGAGAAACAACTTGAAGATTTTAGACAACAACAAACTAAAACAAAATTTTAACTATATAGTTAAAATAAGCCAAGTCATAAGACAGCTTAACAACAGGAGGACAAATGTCTGACTCAAACCCATTGTTGTCAAATACAACAATACAAGGTGCTGCTAAACATATTGAAGGTTTAATGGACACAAAAGGTGTTATCACTAAATCTCAAGAAGAAGAAGCACAAGTTGAACCAAAAGAAGAAGCGAAAGCTGAAACTGAAGTTGAACAAAAACCTGAAGCTCAACCTGAACAGGAAGCTCCAGTTGAAGAAGAAGCATCCGAAGATCAAAATGCGATTGAAGAACAAACAACCGATCTACACCAGGTCGTAGTAAATGGTGAAAAGATTGATGTTGACCTTGAAGAATTAAAAGCAGGTTATCAAAAAGATGCCGACTATAGACGAAAAACAGAGGAGATAGCAATTGAAAAAAGAGAGCTTAAATCCGAAGAAGATCGTCTTAAAAAACAGTATTCAACAAAGATGGAAGATTTAAATTCTTTGGTAGTTACTTTGAATGCTGAAATTAACAACGATATGAATTCCAAAGAACTAGATAAACTTTGGGATGAAGATCCAACTGAAGCTGCAAAGATTGATCGTAGAATTCAGAAACGAAAAAATACGATACAAGAAGCACAGCAAAAATTGAGAGAGCATCAGCAAACTCAATTTCAGGAAATATTAAGAGAAGAACAAAGAAAACTTCACTTAAGACATCCTGAGATAGCTGACCCTATAAAGGGTGCAACAGTTAAATCAAATATTGTTAGTTACTTAAGTTCTAAAGGATTCTCTAATGAGGATGTTTCAAGAATTTATGACTCAAGAATGTTTGATGTGATCATGGATGGAATAAACTTTAAAAAAACTAAAGAGGCAAAACCAAATTTAGTTTCTAAAAAAGTCAAACCAACCAAGTTTGTTAAGTCAGGTGTCAAGTCAACAAAAGAAGAATTAAACTCCAAGTCTAGGTTGAATCAACTTAAGGCATTGAAAAAATCAGGAAGTGCAAAAGATGCTTCAGATTTATTGATGCGTTATTTATAAACAATAACCTTAAAGGAGATAAAAATGGCTGTATATCAAACATATCAAACAGTCGGCATAAGAGAAGATTTGGCAGATATTATTTATTCAATAGCTCCAACTGAAACACCTTTTATGTCTGGTGTTGCTAAAACAAAAGCAACAAACACATCACATCAATGGCAAACAGATTCGTTAGCTGATGTGGCTGCAAATGCTGCTGTAGAAGGTGCTTCAATATCTTATGGCACACTATCAGCAACAACTAAACTAACTAACAATACTCAAATTTCTACAAAAGCTGTTCAAGTATCAGGAACAAATGATGCTGTAACATCTGCTGGTAGAAACAATGAGTTAGCTTATCAAGTGGCTAAAGCTGCAAAAGAATTAAAAAGAGATATGGAAACTGCTCTTTTATCAAATGTGGCTACTACTGCTGGAAACGCAACAACTGCAAGAAAATTAGGTGGAGTTCAAACTTGGATTTCTTCTAATGTAAGTGCAGGTAGTGGTGGTTCTGGATCAGGTGGTGGAGCTGCTAGAACAGATGGAACTCAAAGAGCTTTTACTGAAGATCAGTTAAAATCTGTTTTGAGATCATGCTTTGATGCTGGTGGAAACCCTAACATGATTATGGTGGGTGCTTTCAATAAGCAGAAGCTATCTGGCTTTACTGGTGGTTCAACTAGATTTGACCAAGCAGAAGACAGAAGATTAGTTACATCTATTGATGTCTATGAAAGTGACTTTGGAACTCTACAAGTTGCTCCGAATAGATTTATTAGAGGTGCAAACTCTACTGCTGCTAAAAAAGGTCAAGATGCTCTAATATTAGAGATGGACTACTTTGCTGTTGCTTTCTTAAGAGATTTTGCTCTACAAACACCAGCTCAGACTGCAGACGCAGATCAGAGATTTATGGTTGCAGAGTACACTCTTGAGTCAAGAAACGAAAAAGCTAGTGGTGCTGTGTACGATCTAACAACATCATAATAAATAACTTTGGTGGGGGAGTAATCCCCCATCATTTAAATTAACAATTTTGTTTGGTCTTTGAAGATTTTTAAAGTCGGAACGAAGCAAATAAATAGGATAAAAAATGAGAACACTTAACGATTACTTTTTAACTGCTGAAATAGAAGATATTTCAACAGCTTCAT